GCACCATTTTAACAATCAGACGGACGCGACGGCGCGTCTTAGTGGAAGGGGCAAGATGAAGAGGGTTGTGTTCTTACTAATATTCGTTTGCGGGATTGTTCATGCATCAGATTGGCAAATTCTGAGCAGTAGCGATCAGAAGTCGGTTTTTATGGATTTTTCCTCTGTTTCATCTTCAGGGGCATATAAAAAGGCTTGGGTTCAAAGCAATTTCTCGGTGGAGCAAAATGTTGACCAATTCTCTACTAGGAAATACTCATCTGAGAAAACATTGTTCTACTTTGATTGCGCAGGAAGAACATTGGCATCAACGCAAAATGTGAAATATTCAAAGATAAATGGGGATGGCGAAGTGGTTGGTTCCGTCGCTTACAAGTTCGCGCCGGGTATGTTGAATGACGTAGTTCCAGACACCGAAGGCGAACTCTTTTTAAAGATTGCCTGTAGCCCAGGTGAGCGCGAACGGATTCGTGCGGACAATAAGGCAGCTTTTGACCAGTTCATGAAGAAGTGGAGCGGCAAGACTGGTACTCAGCAAAAAGCTTCTGAGTGAGAATAACTCCAACTCGTGACGGAGTTATTCCACTTTCTTCCTAACTTCCCATCTTCCCCCTATGCCCGCTGCGTGCGGGCTTTTCTTTTTCCCTGACTCTAGGCCTACGCGCCTAAGCAACTCCGCCGCATGGGTTGCAAAAAATTTTCGCGTTGTCATCACGTTCGTGTTGACAACCTCAAACACATTCGTGATAATGAACTCCATCGCAACCAACCGCAGGCAAGAGCCAAGCGGCACCCGAGCCCGGAAGGGCGACCAGAAGGAGATAGCCATGACCGCACAAGAGATCCGCGAACACAACGAGAGCGTTGATGCATTCCGCAAGTTCTTCCCGAAGGCTGTCGCTTTCGCCGCAGTGATCGCGTGGACGCTGCCGAGCGTCGTGGCCTTCTTTCGCTAATCACAAACCCAGCCCGGAAGGGCGAACCGATAGGAGCAGAAGATGGCAGAGAAATACATCGAAGACGGGAAGGTCGGCATTTTGTACTCGCCCGGCTTTGGCGCCGGTTGGTCGACATGGGGCGAGCCCGAGATGGCATATGACGCTGATCTCGTGAAGGCATTCATGCAAGGCGGAGTCTCCGGGCTTGTCAAGGTCGCCGATGAGAAATACCCCGGTGCATACAAAGGCGCCGCCGAAGACGTGCGGCTCGAATGGGTTCCGCAAGGCAGCAAGTTCCGAATCCATGAGTACGACGGCTTCGAAAGCATCAGGTACTTGTCTTCGGAATCATATTTCACCGCCTAACCATCCAGCCCGCTACTGCGGGCAGTTACCGCCCAGCAGGGCATGGAGAACGACATGGACCGACTTTCGAATGACGAGGCTCGCGAGATTTTGATCGGCGAACTGCTGAACAAAGAGCTCGACTTTCGCAAGGCTCTGCTGGCTGCCGGCGACATGCAAGTGGTACGCGAAGTGGGCGACAGCGTTACCGACTACCTCGCGTTTGCCTACGACGATCTGCACGACCTCGTGCTGGGCAAGAAGACCTTCGAGCAGATCCGCGACAAGGTGATGGCGGACGAAGCCGAGGTTGAAGCGCTGAAGCAGGTCGAGGCAATCGAACAGCGCCGCAAAGAAGAACAGCGGCAGGCGCGCATCGAGCGCATGGCATGGGATCGCGAGATTGGGGTGCTGATATGACCTGCGAACACTGCAACGGAACTGGCAGCCTGTCCAAGTCGATCACAGGTTTCTTGGATTGCCCGAGCTGCGGCGCTGCTGAAGAACGAATGCAAGTCGAAGCATGGGCGCGACGTGCGGCACCGGGAGCGGGGCTGATCGATGTATGGACCATCTACCAGCACGGCAAGGCCGCAGCGGCCGGCCAACACCAATAAACCAACCACAGGAGAACAGCATGAATTTCGACTTGGCCGCCCTCGGCTTCACCAAGGAAGAACTGCAGAACCGCGTCATCGACCAGATCGTCGAAAGCGTCATGTACGGCCGCTATGCAGACGAGGACGGCGACGAGACGTTCCGCGACTCGCGCTTCAAGCTGGAGCTGGACAAGCGCGTCCAGAAGCGGATCGACGACACGATCAACTCGCTGGCCGAGAAGCACATTCTGCCGAACGTCAGCAAGTACATCGAGGATCTGACGCTGCAGCAGACCAACCAGTGGGGTGAGAAGAAGGGCGCACCAGTCACGTTCGTCGAATACCTGGTGCAGCGTGCGCAGGCCTACATGCAGGAAGAGGTGAATTCCAGCGGAAAGACCCGGGCTGAGGACAGCTACGGGTTCAGCGGCAAGCAGACGCGCATCACCTACCTGATCCACGAGCACCTGCATTACACGATTGAGACTGCGATGAAAGGTGCGTTGCAGGTCGCGACTGGCGAGATCGCGCGCGGCATCCACGAGACGGCGCGCCTCAAGCTGAACGAGATCGCGGCCAGCCTGAAGGTCACGGTGAATACGAAATGATCGCCGCCCGCATCGCGCGCCGCCTGGTGCGCAAGCCCCGCGACCTGATCGGCGAGGCGCTGTTCTGGCGCATGGACTATTTCGAGGCGCATCCCGTCATCTGCTTCGCTGGGCTGGTCATGACGATCGTTCTGGCGGGTGTTCTGGAGGCCCTTCCATGATCCGCCACACCTCCTACGCGCTCTTGGTCATGCTCGCCATTCTCTCATCGATGGCGATCCTGCAGGAGTTGGATGACCGAAGCGAGATCGCTTACTGGAGCCCTAGATGAAACGAAAATACCGCGAAGCCATGCGCGAAGCGAACCGGGCGCGCGACATGTGGACCGACGATCCGGCTGACGCGCTGCAGGGCTACGAAGAAACCGCGCAGCGTCGGACACTGTGGCCACCGATGCCGGTCAAGCCAGCCAGCGGCGAGCCGTGGCGACCGGTGATGACCGAGCAGGAACGCCAGCAGCACGAGCAGTACGTCAAAGACAACAACTTGCCATTCTGAGGTAGACCATGGACCAGAAAGACCCCGCTGCCGGCCTCGCGCTGATGCGCAAACCCTTCGAGCCGCACCTGATCAGCAAGCTTCCGAAGCCGACCAAAGCTCAGACTGAAGAGGTCCGCAACAATTATAAGGCCGGCGTCCGCTGCGACATCTGCGGTCAGTGGCATCACCCGAAGGTCGTACACCTTGATTACGTTGGACACGCAGCACTGACCGATCGACTGCTGGACGTCGATCCGGCTTGGTCGTGGGAGCCGCTTGCATTCGACGCTAACGGCCTGCCGGCCATTGACCGAGACGGTGGCCTGTGGATCAAGTTGACCGTGTGCGGCGTGACGCGCCTCGGCTACGGTGACGCGCAGGGCAAGACCGGCGGCGACGCCATGAAAGAACGGATCGGCGATGCGCTGCGTAACGCCGCCATGCGCTTCGGTGCAGCGCTGGACCTGTGGCACAAGGGCGTGCTGCACCTAGACGCCGAAGATGACGAGCCGGCCCAGCCGGATAGTGTCGGTCTGGCAAACGCGGTGAATGCGATCCGTGCTGCGGCAACCGTCGAAGAGATTGGCCAACATCTGAAAGCCGCAGTAGCGATGTACCCGAACAGCAAACAGGCGCTCCAGAAGCACGCCAGCGAGCGCAAAGCACAACTTACCACGAGCCTCGCGGAGCAAGCATGATCGACTTCAATGCCATCGACCAGGGCGAAGTAATCGCCAAGGGCCAGTACTCCATCGTCCGCGCGGCGCATGAAGACGCGAAGAAGCGCCTAGCTGTGATGTGCGGCGCTTTTGCGGCCATTCCTCCGCAAGTTCTGCGTTTAGCCCAGCCGGATGGCGATGCAGTACCGGATGGCGCCGCTATCGGAAAGCTGCTTGCAGACGGTGGAGCTCTGCTTAGCAAAATCAGCTTCGTGATTGACGAGATCGAAGGGCTGGCCCAGCAGCGTGCAGCACTGAAGATGAGTGCTTGGGGTTGACGATGATGACCGACATCAAGATCGACGTCTTCAAGGTTCTGGACTTCATCCGGGATCATGCATCCGAATATGCGCAAGCCAAGGCCGACCGCGTGCACTTGGAAGAATTTCGCAAATCAAAGAAGGCGCTCTTGATGCGGCAAGCGGAAATCGATGGCCACAAATCAGCAGTTGCGCAGGAGCGCGAAGCATATGCCCATCCTGAGTATCTGGAAGTGCTGGAAGGGCTCAAGGCAGCCGTCGAGAAAGAGGAATCGCTGCGCTGGCTGATCACCGCGGCACAGGCGAAATTCTCGGCATGGCAAACGCTGGAAGCTACCCGGCGCATCGAAGCCAAAATTATCTGAAAGAGAGACAGCAATGGACCTTGAATTTGAAACGAAACGCACCGGGCTGGCGAACGCTTTCGCCGACGCTGGAGAGGCGCTGATGGAATACATGGGCACTGATGCCGCACTGGCCGCAATCCCAAACACCGACCCGCAACAGTACGTCGTTGCTGGCACGCTTCCTATGATCGCGAAGATGCTGCCGGGCGTTGAGCCGACGTCGCCTGCGGTGGCACCATCCCAGGTGCCGCCCGATATGCTGGAAGAGATCGCGAAGTCGTGGGACGGCTGCTGGTTTGATGATATTGGCGGCCCGTTCGACATCGGTGACGCATTGCGCGAGCAGTTTAAAAAGGTTCGCCTCTCCGCTGTACGAGAGGCGCGCAACGAGGCGCAGTGGGTCAGCGTCGAGGCGCAACTTCCTCCAACGCACGCGCATGTTTTGGTGTGGTCTGTGGATCTGAACAGTGCAGAGATGGCCTGGATCGACGCGCAGCATCGAGCATTCCTCGTGCAGTACGAAGACCGTCGTATTTCGACCGATCCGCCGGACGAATTCTCGCATTGGATGCACTTACCGCAACCGCCCGCATCCCCGGCCGCCAGCAAGGAAGGAGACAGCCATGCGTAAGTGGAACGCTTCGATGCCGCGCGAGCGCGCGCCCGCAGGAGCAGCAAACGTTGTGCTGGCGTTCCGTACCAACGGAGGAAGCCGCGTCGAACTGGAATGCAAGATGGCATACGCAGATGCGAAGGCGCTGATGGATCAGGCCATCCAGATGATGAAGAACTACAAGGCCCCAGCTGCCAGCAAGGAAGGAGGCGAGCATGCTTGAGCATGAAAACCTGCGCAAGCGCGTTCTCGTGCTGGAAAACGTCGTGCGCTATCTGATGGCAATCGTTATCGAAACCATGCCGCCGCGCGCCGCCGAAAACATCGACCGACTCGGCTGGGAGTGGAACAAGGAACTCGACTCGCTGGACGCAGAACTCAAGGCCGAGGCCGCCAGCACTGAGAACGGCCAACGTGGGAGCGGTGGTGATGCGGCTTGAAGTCGTGCCGATCAGCCTGGACGAGGCGAACGCCTTCGTGCTCGTGCACCACCGCCACCATCAGCCCGTGGTTGGCCACAAGTTCAGCATCGCAGTGGCCGATGGCGGCACGGTGCGCGGCGTGGCAATCATAGGTCGCCCGGTGGCGCGCGGCAACGATGACGGCTGGACGCTGGAGGTGAACCGCTGCTGCACCGACGGCGCGCGCAATGCCTGCTCGATGCTGTACGGCGCAGCGTGGCGCGCAGCCAGTGCGCTCGGCTACCGGCGGCTGATCACCTACACGATGCCACAGGAAGGCGGCGCGAGCCTGCGCGCAGCTGGCTGGACTCTGATCGGCCAGCGCGGCGGAGGCAACTGGAACACGCCAGCCAGGCCGCGAATCGATACCGATGCCGCCCTGCGCGGACAAAAACTACTTTGGGAGCAGACAGCATGACCAACACCACCAATCACGCACCGGCAGGCATCGACCTGGACAAGCTGCAGCAGTACGAACCGTGCTGGTGCACCGACGGGACTGCCGAGATGGTAGAGGATGCCGACGGCGGTTACGTGAAGCTCGAAGATGTACGTGCCGCCCTCGCTCGCCGGGCTGCAGAAGATGCACCGGCAGCGCAGCGCGTCTGGATCATTAACGATGATCGGGGCGAGCATGTGATGATGTGCCCGACCGAACCGAGCGACGAATTGATGACGGCAACCGCGAAGAAGATTCAGCGCAGCATCACCGCCGAAGAATTCTTGTTGACGCCGGCCTCTATCGCCCACCCTATCGGACAGGTATCGCCCGCTATCGACCAAGCAGAGTCAGCGAAGGCCGATGACATTGTTGAGCGCTTGCGCAGGCTTGCAACGGATGATGTTTTCTTCCCAGTCAAGGCGGTGGACGCCTCGGTACTCATCGAAGCCGCGAACTGCATCGATTCGCTGCGCGCGATGTTCTGGAACTATGCTGTCTCGCCTTCCGACGCGACGGGGAAAGCTGACGCTGCCAGTGCGGGCGAGTTGGAAGCAGAAAACGAGCGCCTTAAAAAGCTCATCGACGCCATGTCGCGGGAAGCGGTTGCGCACCAAAACGCTGTTCTCGCCACCAGCGCGGCAGACGCTATGGATGCGGAGCGGCTGGACTTCCTGATTCAGCATGAAGCGTGGGTCGCGTTTGGCAAGGATGGCGAATCCTGCCGCGTGTTCATCCGCAACGACGCAGGCGACGCCATGCCCATCTTGGGATGGGGCGCGAGGCACTGGCGGCATAACCCGCGCGAAGCCATCGATTCGGCAATGGCGGCAAGCCGCAATGGGAAGGCGAAATGAAGCTGTCGCCGCAAATGATGCGAATGCTAGAAGACGTGCGCGACGGCTTGGGGACGCACGGCTCTGCATATGGCCGCAGCGAGCATGGCGGCAGGTACGCAACAGCCATTGCGCTGCGCCGGCGCGGCCTTCTGGACTTCAACAACGAACTGACCGATGCCGGCCGTGACGTCGTGCGCAAAGACAACCCGGCTTCCCAAGAGGCGGCAGAACAGACTGGGGGCGAGCATGAATAAGACTTTGTCCGCTGCGATCGCAAACGTATTGATATTGCAACTTGCTGATGAACAGGCGCGTGCCGCCGGAAAGGAACCCAATCCCATGGCCGCTGAACAAAACAATCATGCCGAGCGCCGCGCCATGTTCGCAGCGTTCAGCGAATGCCTCGTGCACGGCAACAGCATGACGCCGACTGAAATCGCGGACACGTTGCTGGCTGCCCGCCGCTCTGCCGCTATTGGAGAGGGCGGACTGCCGGAGTTGCCGGAGCCGTACACACCTGCGCATGAGTCGGAAGGCTGCTGCTGGCCAGACGTATTCACTGAAGCGCAGATGCGCCAGTACGCCCGCGACGCCGTTGCAGCTGATCGCCGGGCGCGCGAGGCGGTCCCACAAGCTGCGCAGGGCGTGAAGACGTGGCAGGAGCGGTACAACGAAATGGGAACGGGCCCGAGCTTCAACGACAAGTCTGTTGCGATGATGGCCGAGATCGCCGACCTCCGCGCCCAGCTTGCGCGCCAGAGTCAGAGCGAGCCGTTGGCTTGGCGGTTCAAGAGGAAGGGTGATCGCTTCTGGCAGACGACCGGTGACCGTGAGGTAGCCGCTTCTATTGGCGGCGCCCACGTGGAAATTGTGCCGCTCTACGCCGCACCGCCGCTGTCCAGCGAACAGCATGCGGATGGATGGAAGCTAATCGATACAGCCCCGCGCGACAAGATGCTGCTGCTGGCAGCGGAATTTGATGGCCCGGGTGACTGGCGCATCAAGGTCGGCGGTCATTGGGACGGAAAGTGGAACGTGTTCGGGGCAAGCTGGGCGCCGACGCGGTGGATGCCGCTACCTAAACCACCTGTAAAAGGAGAGCCTAATGTCGGATGAACTGAAACCGCAGAGCGTCGATAGCCCCATGCTGCGGCAACTTTTAGTCGATTACCGCCATGCCAGCAGCCTGAGCGAGCAGCACATGCGCATCAACGAAATCATCGCCCACATCGACGCCTGGCGCGTTCCGGCCGGTTATAAATTGGTCCCGATCGAGCCGACCGAAGATATGCGCATGGCTGGATGTCGCTTCCTATGGAAGTGCGGGAACAATGAGGCCACAGATCGAGACGCCGAGCTGTGCTGGTCTGCCATGATCGAAGCCGCACCGAAGCCGGAGGACGCATGAAGGCCTACCTGAACCCGTGGTTCGTCACGCTGCTGATGTGGGGTATATGGGCGGCGCCGCGCAAGGAGTGCACGCGCTGCGGTGGATACGGTCACTCGCTGAGCCAGTGCACCTGGCCGGCGGTGGAGAAGGAATAGGGGAGGATGATGGCGAACACGAAACCGACAATCCAATCGAGGTACATCACGCTCCAGGAATGGGCAGCTACGATGTTCTCGCCAGTGCCGCACGTGAACACGCTGCGGAACTGGGTGCACGACGGACGGATCCAGCCGCAGCCCGAAAAGATCGGCAGGATCTGGCGAGTGAAGCGCGATGCGCGCTATGTGAACGACTGATATGGGCAGGAAGCGTTTAGCGAAGAACAGAGGCTTCCCGCCGAATTTGTACCAGAACCCGGCGGGCTACTTCTACTACAAGAACCCGCAGACGAAGAAGCAAAAAGGATTGGGGCGCGACAGGGCGTATGCTTTCAGTGAAGCCCGGGCGGCAAATGCCATGCTGGCGACGATGAAGCCCTCATCTCTGGCTGATTGGGTGGCGGGTAAGGTCGGATACACGCTTGCCGAATGGCTGCCAGTGTACAACCAACTATGGCAGGAAAAGGTTGAGCCAACGCCCTCAACGATCAAGGCGTCTGATTCGTATCTGCGTCGCCTGTCCGAATGTGAATTTGCGCATCGAAAGCTGCCCGAAATATCGACCCTGATGATTGCGCAGTACCTTGATGCTTACAAGATTGAGCGCGGGGCACCATCGGCGCGACAGATGCGTTCCAAGCTGAACGACGTGCTGCGATGGGCTGAGACGCAAGGGCTGATTGAAGCTGGCCGCAACCCTGTGACAGCTACGCGACCGCATAAGGTTACTGTGGTGCGTGAGCGGATGAGCCTTGAGCAGTTCCTGACCATACGCGATTGCGCCCCGGTCCCGCTGCGAAATGCCATGAATCTTGCACTAGTTACCGGTCAGCGCCGAGAGGATGTCTCGCGCATGAAATTCTCGGACTGGTACGACGATCGATTGCATGTCGTGCAGGGTAAGAGTCGTGGCCGGACGCGCTTAGCACTTGCTGGCACCATCCGCCTGACGAAGCTTGGGTTGTCGATTGCTGACGTTGTTAAGCAGTGTCGAGACAATGTTGCGAGCCACTACCTGGTGCACCACGTCCGCCAACAGGGCAGAACTAAGCCAGGGCATCGTGCCGACGGCAGCGGCATAGAGAGGTGGTTCAGCACCGCCCGCGCGGAAGCCGGGATCGAGCCGCAGAAGGGGCGCACAGCGGTTACTTTTCACGAGATCCGCAGCCTGGCCGAACGCCTGTACCGCGAGCAGTACGGGGCCGAGTTTGCGCAGATGATTCTAGGTCACAAGAGTGCCAAAACGACCGATAAATACAACGACCTGCGTGGCGAGTGGAAGCTGATCGAGGCAGCGTAAATCAGTAAAATTTTATACGAATTTCAGTAAAAATTCTGGCCGGCATCATGTCTCATAGGAGGAATGCGCTCGGATCAGGGCAAGTTGGTATCACAGGCTGTTACATATCATAAATTGAATATTTTCACTATGCATTCATAGACTTACGTCATATTTTTAGCGTTTTCACGGCCCACAGCGAACCACTGTATACACCCCTGAAAAACAACGACTTACAACTGTATTTCAGTAAATCGGAAGCTCACTTCGCGTTCACTGCCCGGCACTCTTCGAACCGCTCGACCACACGCTCGTATCGTGACACGAGGCTTGCAATTGCTGCTCCGTAGCCGAGAACATCTGCAGCAGCCTCCGGCACAAGGTCCGGTCCTGCTCCGTCAGCTGGAGCGATGGCGGCAACGGGTCGATCTGTGGGCGTCGTGGTGGGCTGTACGGGGCTTGCGGGGCAGCGCAGCCGGTCAGTGCCAGCACGCACGCGGCGCTGAGCATCAGCGAGGTTCGATGCATATTCCTGCTCCTTTCGTTGGGCTTCGGCGTCGCGCTGTGCGTCGTGTTCGCGCGTGTCCGATTCCAGTTTTTGATATTTCACGGCATCGCGGTCGTGCTGTGCTTTGCCAACAGCGACGGCAGCCGCATAGCCGGCGTCGTACCGTTCCGTACCGTAGTGGTGAACGCCGAACCAAATGGCCGCCAACAGTACGAGGAGGGCGCAGACGCCGATAACGAGGTTGTCGAGGCGGTTCATGTGCACACCTTCTTTGCTTCCTCGTAGAACGCGAGGCGCTCTTGCAAGCCATTCGTGCCGCCGTTGATGCGCTTGCAGATGGCAACCTGATCGTCCTTGTCGGCCAGTTCATTAAGGGAGTGCTTCCGCCAGAACCATCCAGCAGAACGAGAGGCGAGCGTCGGACCCTCTAGCAGTTCGGGGTTGTTCAGTAGGTCCATTCCAAGCATGGCACCGCACTGGCGATAGTTGGAGCGGCCGGTGATCTGGATCAGGCCGCGCCCACGATAGCGAAAGCCGTCGCCCGGGAAGGTGTTGCCGAGGTCGACACGCCCCTCGTACGCACGCTGCGCCGGCGTCGGGCCCCACAACTCGCGCGTGAACCGCAATTGTCCACTCTCGTGCGCCACCTGGGCCAGAAACGACGCCCTGCGCTGCGGCGTGTCGATGCCGAACTCGGTCATGGCAGCCGTCAGCGGCGCCGCGAACATGTCGGCCAGCTTGCCGGCCAGCGGCATGATATGGCGGAGGTCGTCAGCGGTCGTCACGGCACCATCTCCTTGACCTCTTTACTCACTTCCTGCCCCAGCTCGAGCAGGTCCATGTTCTTGCGCTTGTCGAAGTAGAGGAAGAAGGCGCGCACAATCGCCCAGGCTGGCAAACCTGCCGCAAACATGATGCCGCCCAGGCCGATCAGCCCAAGGGTGTCACTGGCCCAGCGCTCGATGCCCAGATACTTGATCAGCGCAGCGCCACCGCCAATCGAGCCGGCGAAGGTAGACGCAAGGGCCACGCGCCATTCCGTATCGGTTGCAGGCTTGGTCATGCTCATGACCACGAACGCGGCCAGTCCGGCAGCGATGCCGCTGCCAGCTGCGAGGCCGCCAAGGGCTTTAAGGCCTACGGCGCTGGCGGCGGCGCCGGTGATTGGCTCACTCATAGTTGGGTCTTTCATGGTTGATGAGGAAGTGGGTGAGGTGACAGGAAGTTTTCGATCCCTTACAGGGCTACAAGGCGCATGAACCAGACGTTCGCTGCGTTGTTCACTGCGGCTGGGACTGCAGCCGATAACGGGATCGTGAGGGCGCCATCTACGTATCCGCCTGCTATGGTCGTTACGTACACAGTGCTATCGCTAAGTTGAATAAACACGCGATCTCCACTTGCTGGGCGCGAGCCGCCGGGGCCAACCGAATTAACGACGATGGAGGTTGCGCCAAGGACAGCCGGCGCAGTCGTGGTGGCTCCGCGCGAATAGGTTGACTTGTATTGGCCGCCGAATGCCTGCCGGACATTCTGTCCTACGCCCAGGTTCCAATCGTCACCATATAGCCCTGTAATTCGAGCGTCGAACCATGACAGCGACAGTTCCGGCAGGATGTATGCCTTACCAGTGAAGGCTGCAACGTCATACCAGAGAGAACCGTTCGCCGAACGTACGCGGATGCCCGCGCCCTGACCGTCCTGCAGGATCATCAGGCCCATGTCCGTCAGGTTCGCGGACTGTCCAGCAAAGCGCACATCATCGATGATGAAGGTGCCGGTGAACTGCGAGTATCCAAACACCACATCAGTACGGATCGCTGAGTTCTGCAGGCGCACCATGTCGAAGGTCGTTGAGACGTCCGCAGAAACCATGGTGCTGTCGTAGATGGTCGAGTGGCTGAGGGCGCAGGAAGCCAACTGCGGCACGGTCCCGCTGAGCTTCAGCGAACAGTCATGCATCCGCGCGACGAATTTCGGGTTCTGTACCTGTGTAAACGCGGCATCTCCACTGGAGAAGAATCGACAGTTGTAGAAAGAGAAATTGCGAATCGTCACCGACACCAAGCTTTTGAGCTGGAATGCCTGGGTGCCAATTTGGCAGTCGTCGAACTCCACGCTATCAGCCAGTATTGCATACGAATCCGCCACCACAGTCGTGGAGAATACCGACCTCGTATAGTTCTCCCATCGGCAGCGGGCAAACGAGAAGCTTGTAAAGTGCGCAATGGATGGCCTGCCACTCAATCCATCATATGTTGCTCCTCCAGAACCAAACCAGACACTATGTAGTGTGTTCCCATTAAAATACGCCGCCGAGGGGTTTTTGTTCGTGCCGTCGAAGTAGCAATCTACGGCGCAGATTCGGCCATTGGAGCCTTGGAAGAAGGTATTGCGCCCCGTATCCGAAATGGGCGTAAAGTCATTGTCGAAATTGCCCCGAGCCATGCGGCAGCGGACAAGTTCGATATCGGCATCGTCACCGTACACGATGCCAGTTTTGGCAACGTCATACGTGATGCCGAAAGTGCAGTCGATGAACTTTGCACGGGCCTTCACGAACAGGAATTGGTCGAGTCCATTGCCCGAGAAGTCGATGCGGTCGCAAATAACGCTCGGAATGTTAGTGGCGAAATCGGGCTGATTCCACCGCCAGACGGACATGAAATAGCCTTGGCTATTGGTGATCTTGCCGTTGACGAATCGCAGGTTCTTCGATGCGTTCTGCGCGACTAGCGTAGTCCACGAAAATGTACCAATGTAGGTATTAGCAGCAATCGGAACGGTGCCCGTCAGGTTAGAAACCAATGTCACCGTGTTGCCGTTGATTGCAGTGATCGCGGTAGGTGTCGCGAGCGGGAAGTTAGAAATATTGTCCCCGTACGAGCACCAAATCTGATCGCCCACAACGAACTGGCTGGCATCCACAAATACAAGCTGGTTTTGTCCAACTGATGCCTGCATGGCGAGTTGGCCGACATGCAGAGGACCGCGAATTTCGCCACCGCCCAGGTCGATCGTTACGTTGTCGGCATTGACTATCAACTGAACGATCTTTAGGAGTGCCCCATGCATGTAAAGCGTCTGCGATGGCATCGTAAAGTTGATGGTCGTCGTGTTGTACGATTTCTTCGTAAGATGTACATCCTTGCCAGTAGCGAGTGCGGCATTGAAAGCTGCAGTATCATCGATGATACCATCGCCTACAGCGCCAAAGTCCTCAACACTGACACTCTCGCGCAGCTTGTCTTGAGCCGTGCGAGACACCGCACCGGCGCCGCTTTGGATAAAGCCTACTTGAGACGATCCAGACGGGCCGGAAAGCGAAATTTGTAAATTTGATGTGGTATCAGCAGTAAGTTGATCCCAAATAAGATTACCGTGGACGTCATACACAACCTGGCGGTATTGGCCATTCCCATAGATGATCGCCTGTCCGTTTGCATCAAGGATCACAGGATTCGTATTCAGGACAGTTTGTCCGGAGTCCTGCCACGTATTCTTGAGAGTGGACGTGTTGGGAATATAGAAATAGACTTGGCCTCCTGCGAGTGGACGCCCGTTGGAGTCAAAAAATTGCTGCTTCGCGTTTGGCAGAAGAGTGGCGGTCATGTCGTACCCTAAGCAAGAAAAAGGGATGCCTTTGCCTCTTGCCTAGGGAGACCGCTTAACGACAGAACGACGATTAGAGGATCGTCTTACCTATGAAAACCGAACAACTGATTCACGCTATCGGGACGGCCATCGGCACGTCCGTTGTCTACGAAATCCGATGCCTACTGGCCGCCCGACAGGAGCGCCGGAAGCGAGCCGGCCACCCCGACACGTCCTACTTGCGTTACCGCCTTGCCTACTGGCTGGGCAAGCTGTGGGCGCGCTGTAAGAAGCTTCGCCGCCGCACGCTGGCCTAGTTGGGTGTATGGTAACGAACCGGCCCCGATACCGCCAAGTGTCATCAAGGTTGCCGTCGGCTGTGTAGCCATGCCAGCTGCTATGCCCCCAGGGGCGAGCAATGACATCAACCCACGGCCTGTCGTACCGCTATCCGGGTACTTCGAGCCAAGCACATTCTGCCCGGCGCCAGACAGATCCTGCATCAGCGCGTTACCTGTAGCCGTGGCGCCCTTGCCAACCGATTTATCGGCGCTGCGGACGGCGTTTTGCAACTGGCCAGCAGTGAATACGCCGCCATTGTTCATTGCGCCTTGCGAGGCACCTGCGGCCCGAATACGCGCAAAATTGGCCCACGCCTGATTTGCGCTCTCCAGCTTTTGCGCCAGGTCGGGCGAATTCACGCGCATCAGATTACCGTCCACAGCATCCTTTAGGGCGCTCACTGCGGCGCCAAGCTGCCGTTGATCGTACGACGGGTCTCCAAGATATCCTTTGGCAGCCTTCGAAAGCTCACTCTGCACGCCTTTGAGGGCGATACCATCCATGTTCTGTTGGGGCCCAAGCTTATTGTAGATCTGCGTTTGCAGGATCTTTTCGAATTGCTCCGCTTGCTGCTTCGGTAGACCTTGTGCCATCGAACTCAAGTTCATCATGTCCGCGTGGAACTGCGGGTCAATCTTGAACTGCATCTTTGGCAGAACTTCGTTATAGGCTGCGCTGATTTTGTTAGCTACCTGCTCGATGCCTTCCTGCCCCACCTTGCCCGTGAATTTCTCGCCGATCGGCGCCAAAGCTTCATTGTAGGCCGCAGTGTTGAACTGTTGGACGGCACGTTGCTGGGCGTTCTTGATCATGTCACCGAGATATGGCACGCTGGACAGCTTTTCTTCCGTACGTGCGAAACCGCCGCCCAGGATCTGGCCCGGCGTCGGCGTGACACCTCGATCCATCAGCGCCTTGACATCTGGCGCGACTTGCGGCGAGATTAGGCCGCTCAACCCCCGAAGAATAGGCGATGCGGCGCCGCCAACGAGAGCGCCAAGACCCACTTGGTTGAGCTTGTCGCCCCAGAAATCGTTACCGCCTTCGACCGGCGTAGCAGCGCCTGTAGCAGCTCCTGTAAGGGCGCCAATCCCGGCGGTTCCACGGTAGGTGTTTGTGATGGGTGCGGCCATCGTCAGCGGCAATGTGGCGGCAACCGATCCACCTATGTTGCCGAACGCTCCAGCAACCGGGTGCGCTGCTTCATATGGGGCTGCCTGTGCCTTCAGGTTACTTATGCCTTTGTTCGCATCATTGACCATCGCTGCGCCGGCGCTATGCATGAAGGCATCAGGATGTTGGCCATACAGCAGCCCACCTAACGTAGACACAATACCGATCGGGCTGGGCATCGCGGCCGCGCCTCGCAGCGATTGCAAGCTATGCCCCACGAGTTGTTCGATGCCCTGTACAGTCGATCCGAATCCTTTACCTAACGTGGCTCCTAGCGTAGCGAGAACGCCAGGTTTCGGCTGCGATGGGGCAACCAATTTCGGCGCAGCAGGTTGAGACGGCGCGGCCGGCTGGCCCTGCGTGAACGCGGCGAAAATCTGATCGTCAGATGGTCCGCTCTGAGCCTGCTGCGGCTGCGCTTTACCGCCGCTGAAGGCCGCGAAGATCGCATCGTCGCTCTGGCCGCCCTGTGGCTGGCTGACCGGGATACCCGGAAGAGTTTGCGGCATGCTTTGTCCCATCTTGGATAGTACTTTCTGCGGATAGGCTTGCGTAAGCTGGCCCCAATTCTTTTGATCCGTGCCGCCGTGATACGCGCGCAGAGCGTCCTGCACGTTCCCGTAGCGCTTCAGGTTCTCATTCAGGAGTGCCGCAATCGCAGGTATAGCCTGCTTCGGGTCGGTCGGATCGGACACGCCAAGCGATTTTGCCGTCGCTGGCATCAGTTGGCCTAGGCCGACAGCGCCTTTGTTAGACACAGCTTGCGGGTTGCCGCTCGATTCGGTTTGGATGACAGCACGAATCAGCGCCGGGTCGACGTTGTTTGCCTGCCCGGCTGATTCGATCAGGTCGTCGTATGCAGCCATTATTGCCCCGGCATCTGGATCAGGCCAGCACGAACGAGGTTGCCTAGGTCACTCTTGAATTTCGTGAGTTGGGCAGGCGATTGACGCTTGAGGAACGCTTGCTGCTGCGCCGGGCTCATCGACGTGAATACGAAGGCATCAGGATTCACGTTCTTGTTCCATTGCGACTGCCACTGGTTGAACTTGTCCGTGGTCAGTCCCGAGTTTTGGAAGGCATAATCCTGCGCTGCGCGCATCTTCTCTGCTGCCATCGTCTTCGCAAGGATGTCCTCGTTCGCCATCTTCGAAATACCAGGATTGGCATTGCCAGTGATGGCTGCATTCAGACGTGCATCGGTGCCAGAGCCAAGCGATCCAGACACCGACGAAGCGTAGTTCGTCAGGATCTTCTTGAATTCGTCGTAGTTCTGCACATCGCCAGTCCAGCCGATCTTCTTCGCCAGATCAGGCGACATCGCATTGAAGAACGACTTCGCTGTGTTTCGCCAATCGGAGCCGGGACCGGTACTGATGCCGGCGAGGTTGTCTCGCGCCTGCTGGAGCAGGTTTAGGCGCATCGGCGCATCAGCCGCAGCGTTGTGCAAATCCTGCGCAGCGGTGTTGGATGAGGAGCCCTGTGCGGTCAATGCAGACTGTTGGCCAGGGCCGAGAGACGTTTGCACACCGCCCGGAACGCCGCCTTGCTGATAGCGACCAGTGTAGCCTTGTCCTTGTGCTGCCTGACCGGCAAGCTGCTGACCTTTCGTGATGGCATAGTGCGCGCCCGTGACGGGGTCCACCGTGTCAACGTTCTGCACCAGCGTATCCGGCGAAACGGTGTTCTGCATCGTGCCAGTGACGGTCGGGGTGCCGGTCATTGGATCGATTGCGACAACGTTCGTCGCACCGCCAGTGTTGATCGCCTGAACCTGAGGCATGAGAGCTCTGATCTTGGCTTCACCACTGAGAGAGTTCATCAGGTGATTGCGCACCCATGCCGCTTGCAAAGCCGGATCGCCCGGAATGCTTTTCAGTTCGCGCACTGCCTGATCCTGCGGCAAAAGACCGTTTTGGACGGCGCTGACGACCTGTTGGGCGATATCTGATGACATGTCCTGTTTGCCAAGACGCTGATCGAGTGCCAACGACCCGATCATCCCTCGAATGCCTTGCTGCTGCTTCATGGCCAAATCCAGCTTGCCCGTATCGTACTGGAGTTGCGAGTTGCGTTGCTGCGCAATCTGGCCCATGAATTCGGGCAGGAACGCGCCAGCGCCGTTCTGGCTGGCCAGCGCCTGGAGCTTGCCGAAATCCACCTCGCCAGTGTTCGGGTCTACCGACTGGCTATAGGCGTCAGAGATAGCCTGATTCGCGTTCAGGCGCGTTTGATTCTGCCGCAGACCTTGGAGGGTCGCAGCCGTCTGGATCGGACCCTGAAGGGCCGAGAATGGGTCTGGCGTCTTAACGCCAAGCGGGATTGACGGATCGAGCGGCATATCAACCTCCCATGCTAATTTGGTCCATCTGGTTCATCGCAGGCATCTGAAGCGCCGGCAGGCTCGATTCCGACATATACACACCAGTCGGACTGCTGTTACCCTTCAACAGGGAATACAGCATTCCATTGGCGCCGAGCCCCGACAGACCGCCGCTCAGTGCATTTGCCGAGCCAACTTGGCCTGCTGCGAGTGCGTTAGCGCCGCCCATCATGTTATTGCCGATGCTAGAAGCAGTTTGCAGGCCCGCGTTACCAACCCCGGCCGCTGCGTTCTGCCCCAGTCCGACAAGGCCAGAGGCGCGGTTGTATTGGTCGGCGGCCTGACCATAGTTCGTATTGAACTGCTGCAGCGCGTTCTGATATTGCTGCTGGAACGTATTGCTTGCGAGGCCGGTGTTGTAGGCATCGAGCCCTTTCATCTGAGCACCGGACAAACTCAGCCCCTTGGCTGACATGGCATTGTCTAGCGCCTTATTACCCTGCTGCAGGGTGAACTGGTAGCCCGGCGTCTGTTCCAACTGCTGCATGGTCGGGTTGAATGAAAAGGGCGTGTTCAATCGACTCCCGCTAAGCATCTGCTGCAGCATTGGGATCGTCGACGAGCCAAGCTGCATGTAGGGCGCCAAGTTCTGCTGCATCTGCTGGAACTGCTGCATCTGCAAATCGGAGGCGTGACCAGCTGCATCGACCTGCTTGTTGCCTGCACTCCGAGCCGCATCCGATGACATCGCCGATCCAGCGAGCCCCGCTACCGCACTTGCGCCAATTGCTGCTGCTACCATGATCGTTCCCCTTTACAGCCACATTTCGTAAGTCTTCTCGACGGGCTCAAAGCCGAGATACTCAAACAACGCCGAAGCGTCATGCTGCACCTTGCATCCGACCGCCCAGCGTTTCACGCCGCGGCGCTTCAGTTCCATCTTCACGAATGCGAACATCTCAATTGCGATGCGCTTCCCGCGCTTGGTCTGCTCGACATAGAAGATGTCGGGTGAGCAGGTAAGGCACGAGCGATAGTGCAGCCCTGGCGAGACAAAGCAAACGAAGTAGGCGACGATCGCGCCAGCCTCACGCCCGATCACCATCAGCAAGGAGCCATCAGCTTGTCGTGCGCGGTACACTTCCTCGATAGGCCCCAGCGGTACACCGTGGTCTTTGTGCGTCGAAATCTCGGCGTAGTGCTTCTCCAGCAGCGGTTTCAGTTCGCCGTACACATCCGAGAAGCGTTCAATGGCAAAGGTCAGCATGCGTTACCCAAAGCGAAGGTCCATGACGAGGTGGATACGATCCTCGGCGCTGTTGTTGATCACTTCATGCTCGATCGAGTTCTGGAACCACCAGATTTCGCCCGGTCGCATCCATACCTGTTCATCGCCGCACCGGAACACGTTCCCCGGGCCTGATTGCAGGACCAGGTGATATCGGTCCCAATATTCGGCGTGCCACTTTGAATCGGCGTGCGGGAAGATCCGGCCACCAGCCACAACACGATTGATCATGCAGCGGCCAAGACGGGTTGCTCCCATGCTTTGCATCAGGGCCATGATGTGCGCGCGAGCCTCGGGCAACTCGTTGACCTCGGGGCGCCATGGGCATTCATGCAGGTCATGGCCGGCAAGCTTGTTTTGCTGGTACAGCTGAAGTTCGTCGTCCGAATCGACCTTGACGTGATCCTGGAAGCGCAGGTAGACCGTATCCGTTTCGCCAAACGGGCCTTGCGGGAACTTGCGCAGGAAGTCATCTGCCTTCCACAAGTCCGGCTTGCGATACAACGCATTCAGCAGCGGTGTGACATTCAAGCCTTCCGCGATCTTCAGAAAGTTTCGCATTAGACGATCTCCACGCCATCAATCGCGACGGTGATGGCCGTATTCGCGCTCGCGAGCATGCGAATCATCGTCCCGGCCGGCATCGTTTTGCCTGCAAGTTCAGGAGATACATATGGCTGCCCAGGCGAGAGAACGACGTATTGCGGGTCAATGATTCGATTCGCCGCAGTCGACGATCCAGCCGCAGGCACGATGTTCGCCGTGATCGTTACGGCGCCTGCGCTGGTATTCGTGAACGTCGCGCGCTTGATGACACCGGTCGTATTCGCCGGGACCGTGTAATAAAGCGCGTCCGCGTTAGTCAGTTGCTGCGGGGCGACCATCTGCTTTGCTGTGATTGTCATGACAGTCCTTTCTCCAATGTCTTAATGCGTTCGGCCAGCCCTCGAGAGATGAACAGGCCTAATTCGTCGTAGCGGAATGAGTATCGATCGCCGGCCGGGATAACTTCGGTTCGCGCAGGACTGACAACTACCTCACGCATCTGCGGATCGCCGTTTTCATCCACCGTCCCCGTGTCTTCAAACTCGACGACGGGCTCGTGCTGCTTGATCTCTTCCGCCCAGTTGTCGTGACAAATGAAGCCGTAGCGCATCGGATCCAGGCCATGCGCCTGCATGATCTCGATCGCCCTTTGCACCGTCATGCCGATGTGATGGCGCGCTGCATCGCCTTTCAGTGCCACGGCCGAGAGGAATTGATAGGTTCCGATCTCGTTTGAGAGTTCCATGGCCGCAGCTACCTCTGCATCGGTAAGTGCAGAAACTGGCGTCTTTTCCCGCGCATCGGACGTGTTGATTGCACCCGTAGCCGCATAGAACACGCTCCAGCGCTTTGATGCAGTGCCCCACGTTTGCGCGTTATCAGCGCCAGCCGCGCCATTGCCGTTACTGTCGAAGTAACAGACCTCGGAGAAATTGCTGCTATTCGCGCGAGTGTCGAATGCCAGACCGCCGCCATAGTCACCATTCGTGCCATTATTTTTTACACCACGTACACGCGCATATGTCGCAAATGCTGAGGATAGGAACTTGCTGCCCAAGACCAAAGCAGCACCAGCGGACGCTGTATTCGTGTTTGCATATAGAGCCAGCGTGCCACCATCGGCATCGGAGCTTGTCAGTCCAGTGCCGTATACCTCCTGCGTTGGGGGCACACCGCCATAGCCGGACGCTGTCGTTGCGCCGACTAATACCTTCCCGGTAGTTACCGTGACAGAAGTAAATGCCCCCGAATTCTGGGAAGTTGCTCCGACTGTGGTCCCATCAATAGAGCCGCCCTTGATCTTCACACTGGAGGCGTCCTGATAGGCCATCGAGCGGATGGGATCGAGCGGGGTCATCCCGTCGATGACGATGTCGCTGATCGCCTGGCGCAGCTTCTTCGCTACGTCCTGAGCCTCGTCTAGAATCAGCGACAGATCGACAATCTTGGAAATCAAGCCTGCCTGCTGCGACGTGAGCCCGTCATTCGTGACGAGCATGCGGATTAGCGCATTGGCATCGTTGAGCGCCGTCGAGAGTTTTGAGATATCCGGCGATTCGGCAGCCAATTGAACGGCAGTATTTGTCTCAGTCAGGTCGTCAATTGCGGATTGCAAATCTGCCGAAACAGAATCCGGGGAGATATCAATATCTCCCACTCGAAGATCGCTTGGGGACGAGCCTTGTGCGTTCCCGGTTCTGCGCCATAACTGCACAAAGAACTGGAACCATATTGGATTTGCGCGCCCATCTGCCGTCGACAGGGGGACGTTGATCAGCGGGACATCGGTCTGCAAATTACTCATTGGTTGTTCGACTCCGCTTGTACCCATGCACCTAGAAGCGCTGTTTTCACAGGCGCGGACCAGGACAGTTCGAACACGCGATCACGCGCCATACCGAGCCGTTGGAATTGGATGGATGTCAGGTATTCACCCTCAAGCCCGAGCGTTGAGCTAATGGCGTTCCCCCACGTCTTGCCGCGCGTATCGCTCCAGCGAAGGAACACAGGAACAGGGCCATTCGATCCGTTACCGTTGCCAACCTCCATATTCGCAATGAACTCGCGGTAACGGATCCGGTCGGAGTTATCGTCAGTGGAGTGGGCGAACGATCGAATGCGGGCGATCGGGTTACCGTTGTCCGTGTAGTTGTTCAGATCCCACGCGTATAGGTTCCCGTTCTGCCAATCGCCGACAACGGCTGCGCCATAAATCGAGGCATGACAGTTAGCGCGGTGACGATTCTCGTTCCCATTGCTATCGAGCCAAAAAAGCTCGTTCCACTGGCCGGTGCTCAAGTCGTACTGCCATGTCTTATTCGCAGTCGGGAAGTTCAACACGTAGAAGAAGTGCCCGGAAATCTGATAGGTAAAGCCTTGCGCATCGTCTAGCGTGGAATACCCTGCAATCTCGTTGTCCAGGGCGAATGTCGAAACCTGTTGCGCCGTGAACTGATTTGTTCGGCAGACCATGGCGCGGCCCTGTGCGGACTGTGCCAACCAGTAGAATTCGCCGTCCATTTGCGCAATGGTTGCGGCCGCCGTACAGCCATATTGCATGAAGACGCCAGGCATGCGCTCTAATGCGAATGTGGTATCACCAGCGTTAAACCAGATCTCAGTCGTAGTCGCACCAAACAAATAGACGTAGCGGCGCGAGACCCCCAGGCCAATCAACTTGTCTGAGTATCCCGACTTTGATGCAAAGTCCGTCGCATCAAATTGCAGCTCATTCGCCAACGACACATAAAACTGCTGCGTGCCTGGATTATTCAGGACGAAGAAGCCATCGACGAAGTCGATCGTGTTCCCGCCCATGAATGCAGCATCAGTGATCTTCGCGAATGTGTTGGTTGCAAGTGTGATTGAGTATCCGCTAGGCGAGCCATCAACGATCAGGGCATAATTGCCGTTGTCGGTCACGGAGATGGGGCCAGTCGAAGTTTGCAGATCGCCCAGCTTTGTTGCCACCCATGTCGATGAAATTGCGTACACGGACGACCCGCAGACCCCGTAAAGTTGGCCATTGGACGCAGGCCAGAGCCCGCGCCATCCACTGCCTGTCGTCGGCGTCACGGACGTCAGTAACGTAAGGCCAGGAGTTGGGTAGTAGGTGAACGGGAACGGTGATCCCTCCGGATTCTTCTCTGGGTACAGGTTTGCGCACCGCTGCGCCGCAGCGATGATGCTGCGAGCCTCGTATGCGCCAACGGTGAGGGCGAAGCGAGCCATCAGGTAACGCCCCCGATGTAGTAGTCACCGTAGATGTTGAAGGTGCCGGCAGCCTTCTTGAGCGCCGTCGGCATCTGCAGCAATGGGATCTGCGCGTTTGCTTCCTCGATGATCCGCAGCGACGCTTCCGCTTTCTTTTCAGCGCGCGGGTTCTCCGGAAGGCCGTACATCACACCCAGTTCCAACACGAGATTCCACATCAGGGCCGCGTTGTACTCAGGCGGAAGCGTGATCGTGTCGTTGATCGTCGCGAACTGCTGTAACGTTTGCATCACGGTCAGGAAGATCGTGTACTGGTTGTTCGGGATCGGCCACGGATAAACCGTACCCATCGGGACGCCCGGATCGTAATAGATCACTTGCGGGAACGAGTTCAGCGTCTTAATAGAAATGCGGTTGTAGTCCTCCATTGACCGCAGGACCGTGAAAGGGTAGTCCACGGGCAGCGGTGTGTTCTGGTTCTGGCGGAAGTACGCAGACTCGAGCTTGGGTGGACGCGGGATGTCGAAGTCGCCGCCTGGGCCAACCGTGTACGACTGCGCTCCGGTCGCCTGTTTCGAGACCGTCACCAGCTGGTAGATCATGTAACGGCGCCGCTGGAGCTGCGCCATCATCATGTTGAGGAGGTTGAACGCGTCGTTCATGTCCTCCGCGCTGGCGGTTTGGCCGACACCAACCACGTTCGCGGTTTTCAGCGCGAGCGTGATCAGGTCGGATGGCGTGGTTGGGAGCGGCACAGTCATAATCAGCTCCGCTTAACCGCAGACCCACGCATTGCCATTGCAGAACACCGGAACAGTATTCGAGCTACCGCCCGTTACGGGGCTATTCCACGTCGGGTTGTTGGCGTCGGTGACGAATGCGCGCGCACCTTTCAACGCTGTCGATGCTGTAGGCAGCGAAGCGACCGTGAATCCCTGAGACAGCGTGACGACGCCCGTAGTTGTGAGCGTTCCGGCCACGGAAGCCGGCGATTGCAGCTTGACCGATCCAGTACCCTTTGCAGAAACTTGGATCGAGATATCAGCTGCGGTCCCAACTGCGCGAATCTGCGTGTCAGCAGCACCGGACGAGCCCACAAGTTGGACAGCGTTCGCAGAGCTCTGGACGCCAGCGCTGAGTACGCCCGAAGCGATGAAATCGCCTGTATGCGTCCACGAACCGGAGCCGCTGTTCGACGTGACGCCGGTAATGCCAGAGGCTTGGCCGCCAGTCGCGGAAAGCCACGTGACAGTGCTGTTCCCCGCGTCATTCTTGAACCGCGCCGAGAACGTACCGCCCGTCCACAGGAAATCAGCAGTCTTGTTGTTCGCAGTACGCGCCGCGTCAAAGTACGTGATCGCCGCAAACGTCGACGACATTGCAGCCCCCGTGTTGGTGATGCTCGCAACTTGGCCGTTAGCCGTCGAGTTGACGCCTTCCGCCGACAGAGGACCAAGGATGCTGGCACTAGTCGCATTGAGACCTGTGAATGCGCCTGCGGCCGGAGTGGTCTGGCCGATCGGCGTGTTGTTGATCGTGCCGCCAGTGAGAGTAGGGTTCGTAATCGTCGCATTCGTGACGTTGCCGCTCACTCCTGCGTTAATGGTCGAATTTGGGCCGACGGTGACGCCGTCCAGCGCACCGCCGCTGATGTTCACAGCGTCAGAACGTTCGCTGCTCAACGACAGATAATCCGTCGGTGCAGTCGTGCCCAGGTCAACGAACGTCGCCGGCGCAAAATAATGGCCGCCTTGGGCGTAGTACGTGCCTTTCTGGGTATTCAGGATCGAGTACGAGCCGCTGTTGTCGAAAGTAGCCATCATTCACCCCGAGCTTCTTTGATCATCTGCACAAGGCGTTCCTCGCCAGTGCGGTGATGCGGATTCAGACCCAGCGAACGCGCCTCTTCGAAAAGTGCATCGCGCCCCGGAGTTTCTTCCGGACCGATTGCGGCCGCTTCTTCGTCAGCGTTGTGTACGAGGATCTTCTCGCCATTCGCCAACTCGACCCACTTCGGGAACTCGCGGTAGACGTATTCGGCCTTGAAATTGCGCATGTTCGAATGCATCGCTTCCTCACTCAGTTTTAAAAAAGGGCCGGCCTAAACCGGCCCAAGCACCACTCCAGGGAGAAAGCGTTACAGCACGTCCGGCACGATGACTGCCCACTCCGGACGGATAGCCGCGAAGCCGTACAGGATGTCCATACGGGTGATGAGGTTGTCGCTCATCACGTCGTACGCGGTAATCATCCGCATCGCCACGCCGTCGAATTCCGCACGCGCCGACTCGACCACACCCGACGTCGGCATGATCAGATCGGCAGTAGCCAGGGTGAAGGCTTCCGGGTAGTAGGCGAGGTTCTGGCGATACTTCGAGCCAGCAGTCATGACCAGCGCCAGGGCTGCGCCGTTGGCTGGAGAAGCGGTGACGGTGTTGAACGCTGCCGGGGCCGGCACGATCGACGGATAGATCGGGATCGAGGTTGCGCCGCTGGCCACGTCTGCGGTCACGACGAACTGCTGCAGTGCACCCAGGTCATCGCCGGTCAGGCGATTGATGGCGTTCACGCCGACGATGGTGATGATGTCGCCTTGCTTCAGCGTGCCGGTGATGGCGTTGACGGTCAGCGTGTTACCAGTCTGGCCAGCGCCGTTGACCGTCCCAGCAGTGAAGGTACCGACCGTGTGCACCTTGGTCGTCTGGTCCATCATCCAGTCGAAGCCGAGGGTATCGGTCGTGATCATGCCGGACTCGTACTGGTCGCTGATCTTGCGTTGCGGGTTGAACAGGCCGGCCAGTGAACCCACCGTACGAGCCTGGGTCAGCGGGTCCATGATGATCTTGCGATCCATGCGCGGCGACAGGGTTTGATCGAGGATCGCACCCGCTTGCAGCCAGGTCGTGGCGTCCGGAGACACCAGATTGCCACCGCTGATCTTCGGTGCGATGTTGGACGACGATGCCGCCACGTTCATCAGGTCCGATGCCACCGATGCTGCAAGACGGTTGACGGCCGGCGCCAAGATGCGCTCGCTGTAGTCGTCCAAGGACATCGTACGTTCGGCCGTACCGAACGACACCGGAACGTTCTTCTGGGTCGCGACGGTCAGCGTGGTGTTCTGCTCGTTCGTTCCCTGCGGCGTGATAGCCGGGCCAGTATTGACCACGTAGTCATTCGGCAGACGGATGCGCAGGGTGTTACCGATCTTCGCGCCGTCGCGGGCGAATTGGTCGTCGTACTGCTTGTTGACGGTGCGGAGGAAAGCGTTCGTCTGCGTGAACAGGCGCACCGCCTCGTTGGTGATCATGTTAATGGTAAGCAGGCTGTTAGCCATGTCTATCTCCGTAAAGGCAAAGAAAAATGCGATTGCTCGCGTTTCGTCCCTGCCCTGCGGAGACTGCTTAACGGGCCATACGACAATTAACGGCTTGCCTCTGCCTGCTTACCCCGCTTGCGCGGTGAGTACTGCGGTGCTTCTTATCGACGCTTGCGCGCCTGTTCGTTACGCCACTTGAACCATTCTTTCGAGCCCACGGCCGGTTCGACCTGATCGGATGCCGACGATCCGCCCTCAATGTGCTGCACTGGTGCCGGCGCCTTCGACACCTGCTTGGTGAGTGCCTTCGTGGCCTTGTCGGCGAGCTTCGTCATCTCGATGCCCATCTGGATGGGGCTCAACCCGCTGATGCGGATCGCTTCGTCCAGGTTGTCGTGCTTGCCGAGCCATGCCACGACCTTCTCAGCGTTCGGAACTTCTGCGATCACCCTCAGGAACTCAGGGCCACCTACGCCAGCCGCGTTCAGATTAGCCACCGCAGTATCGAACTCCTGACCGAACTCCTTGCGGCCGGCCATCTCGATCTGTGCCAGGCGCTCGCGCTCACGTTCCTGTGCGCGCAGGGTCTCGGCATAGGCGCGGGCCAACTGGTCGACGTTCTGCCCCGTCTGTGCGGCAGGCGCCTCCGGATTCGTCGTTGCAACCGTTTGCGAGCGCTCGTACATCTCACGCCAGCGCGCGGCTTCTTCCTCGGCTGCTCGGCGCTTTGCCGTGATCTCGGCCATGCGGCGCATTGCCCACTCGGGCGCCTCGGACTTCTTCTCCTGCGGCTCCTCGGCGGGCGGCGGCGCCGGCTGTTCGAGTTGTACTGCCGGATCCTGCGGGGTGATCACTTCGTCTGTCATTTAGGCTCCCTGTGTGGTTTCGAGTGGTGCGAGCACGGTAGCCATACCTGCCGCGTATGCGGCATCTGGGTCCATGCGATCTTCTGATAGATTCTTTGCTGGATTCGGTGCGGACAGCATTTCCCGAACCGTCTGACGAACGATTGCATCCGTCTGTTCGGGGTTCATTCCGCCCAACAGAGCCTTGAGGCGGTCCGTCTCGGCCTTGAACGACTGCACCAGCGTCTCGCGGTCGTTCTCCATGCGCAGGGCAAGATGATTCAGTGCGTCCATGTCAAGGCGCTGCTTCTCCATCTCCTGTGCCTTCGTCTTGTCATGCAGTTCCTGTTGCAGTTGCTGGATCATCTGCATGGCTTGCTGCAAATGCTGTTGCAGCTGCTGCTCCTGCGGCGACGGACCTTCGCCGATCGCGCCCGGGTTGATGGCCTTGATCCAGTTGCGCATCCGTTCTTGCAGCTTGTCGGCAGCCGGGAAGTCCGCATTGCCCATGTACAGGTCACCGATGACCTGCGCCAGTTCAGGAGCCGATGCAAGCAGTTGGGTCATCGCGTTGAATGCATCTTCGCGGCGCGTCTCGAAGTTCGGGCCAGCCTTCGCCACGACGTCATACTTGCCAACGTTCGGGTTGAAGATGGCCGTTACCTTAGCCTCACCGTCGTCCTTGTTCTGCTGGAGCGCGGTCTGCTGCGTCGGGTCGATCTGGATTTGCTGCTCGTCGCCGTTCTCAGCCAGGATGCGGATGATGCGCTTCGTGTCGTAAATCTTCGGGATCAAGTCAATCAGTTGCTTACCAGTGAAGCGGATGGCCTTCGCTTCCTTGTCCTTGAAGTGGAACGTGACACGCGAGCCCTGTTTCTGCCGGCGTTCGATCGACACGCCCGAAATCTCGTTGCTCTGTTCGCTGAACGTGGCTTCGTACTGGCCGGACGCCATCATGAGTTCGCGTTCTGCCGTCGACATGCCATCCATGTACACCGGAGCTGTAGACGGCGGCTCTTGACGCTGCGGCGACGGGATCGGGTTGCCGTTCTCGTCAGCGTGGTTGTACGGCAGATAGGCGTGATTCTGCGTGTTCGCCGTGGCCCAGTAATTCTCCAGGCCCTCGATAGCCTCGACAGGGGCCATGTACGGCGACTTGCTTTGCAGGGCACCGAACTCCAGCGCCGCAGATGCGTTGTAGTTGTACGCGCGCTGTGCGTCCTTCAGGTAGCGTACGAGGCCCTTGCGGTCCAAGCGCCCCTCCATGACGACCTCTTCACCCGGCACGCGGATGATCGGGATGTACTTGCCCGCCCAGGTGCTCGACTCGGCAATCTCATCGCCCACGATCAGGTAATGCTTAACGGTGCGCTTGTCGACACGGCGGCGTTGCGCATTGCCGGCGTCGTAGGCAGCTTTCAGCATTGCACGTGCTTCCTGCGGGATGTCCGACTCGCGCACGTATTCAACGCCGTTGTCGCCCTCGAGGGCGTACAGCCACTCCTTGGACTCGGTGACCTCGTAGTACTCAGCCACACGCACCGTGTCGCGGCGGTTCCACGACAGCGCACCATCGCCAAACGTCTGATTCTTCAGGATCGTGCCGAACTTCGCCTCGGCCTTATCGCGCGGCATATCATCGAACACGAAGCCGAAACGGGCATCAGAGCCGTCCTCGTTCTTGATGTGCGGGTCGAGATAGACCGACAGTGGGTCCGGCACTTGGCGAATGTAGATCTCTTGGTCGAAGCTGTCTTCGTCCGCGTAATCAGTAACGATGCGCCAGTAGCCGATGCCGCCGCCGACCTGGAACTCACGTGCCTTGTCATAGGCCGTCTGCGCATCCGAGACGTACTCGATATGCCTTACGATGCCTTCGATGATCTGCGCAGCCTCGTATGTGGCCTGATCGCCCGTGGGGTGCACGACGACAGACGGCTTATTCTCCTTGCCCTCGTTGACAACGTGCAGCCAGTGCGTATGTGTCTTGTTGATCGTGACCATCGGCTGGTCTTGGATCTGGCGACGTGCACGCACCGCGGCATTCCATTGTTCCTGGTTGTCTGAGTCAGCGTACAGGAAGCGGATGTCGTCCTTGAAGCGCTGACGCGTGTCCTGCTCCCACTCGACGCAAGAGCGGAATCTTTTATGGGCACGAGCCACCACATCCTTATTACGCTCGGCCACGATAAAACTCCCCGTGTACCAGTTGGCAGGCCAAGTCATAGACCTCGTGGGCCTCCGCAGCATCCTTGAAAACGCCCAGATGCTTTAGAACAGAGCGCCCAGTCAAGGGATCGCGATATCTGACTTGCGACTTATAAGGACATGTCTTACTGCGCCTTTCGAGATAGACGCCTGGATATCCGCTCTGCTGAGTCTGAAACTTGTTCATCTTCTGCTGAGAAGACGTCGCAATCCTCAGGTTGGCAATACGGTTGTCATTCCTCACGCGGTTTATGTGATCAATCTCGCCGTCAGGAAGAACACCATGCATATATAGCCATGCCAGCCGGTGGGCCCTGTATTGGCGCCCAAAAAGACCGATAACGGTATAACCTCGACCGTCATCAGATCCGGCAACGCTACCGATACCTACACTTCGGCGCGGCGGCTTAGCCCATTTGAAGACGCCGGTCTGTGGGTCGTAGCTGAGCAACGACTTCAGTTCGTCTACATTCACGATGTCTTTAGCGCGTTCTGCCATTACAAGGGCCACTCATTGACGATTACGTTGCGCCCGAACGGGAACAACGTGTACTGCTTGTAGCGCATGCCTGGATGCTTCCTTGCTTTGCGGTAGAAGAAGGTTCCTATGTCGTCCCACCCATGCGCGCTACGGATGCGCCCCGTGAAATTCCCAGTGCCTTCACCAGTCTCGTGCGAAAGATCCTCAATCAGAACCTCAAGGCGAACCGTTGTCTTCGGAATCGGCCCGACTTCCCTGTCGATTTCCATGCGCTCAATCTGCTCGCGGTTCATAGTCACATCCAGCTCCCGCCCATCGAGCGGCCAAGGTTGAGCGGGCGACGCGGCGTCGTCTGGAAGTTGCGCGTCTCTTTCTTCGGCTCCTTCAATGCGATGGCCATGTAGCCGAATGCGTCGGCAGCGTGCGAGGCCCAGTCGTGCATCGGCTCGTTGCTGAACTGCTTCGTGTCCTCGTCCACGCGATAGCGGTAGTTGCGCAGGGCGTCCATGCCCGGTTCCGTCTTACGTTCGTCGAAGTAGCACAGCGGCAGGATGAGGCGTGCGGCCTCGATGCGCGTGTCTACCGACGTTTTCGGCACCGTGCGCGTCTTGAAGCCGGCAGCGCGCAGTTGCTGGGCTACCGTGCGTTCAGCGGCCAACAGCTCATTGTTCGCGTCGTGCGGCAGCCAGCAATCGCCGTAGACGTAGCGCTTGGCCTGCAGATCGACGATGTACTCGCCAATATGCTTGCCCACGCCTTCCATGTAGTCGATGACGCGGTATTCGAAGGGGGCTAACTGGCAGAACCAGATGGCAGTCTTGTCCGCGCGGCCCAGGTCCCAGAAGATGCTGACAGGCTTCGTGGGGTCATACGGCACGGCGCGGATGCGGCCAGCAGCCTCGCGCAGTTCCTTGGCGTACACGGCGCCCATCACAGGCGTCTCAAAGCTACACAGGAACTCCTGCTCGAAGTACGCAGTGCCCAGCGTCTCGCCGTAGTCTGTGATGTACTCGGCAAGCAGCTTGTCCAGTTGCTCATCAGTGAGCACACCAGTGTCCTTGGCGGTCAACACCTGGGCGAATGCGTTCGGGTCTTCCTTCGCGCCCTGGAGCGTGCGGAAGGCGTGGTTCTTGCCGCGGGGCGTGGTGTTGAAGATCTGCCAGCCTCCGTTCTCAGCCAGGATCGGGCGCAGATATGCCTTGGCCGCAGGATTGGACAGAGCCCACTCCGAATAGACCAAGCCAATCGGCGGCGAACCAACCAGCGAGTTGAAGTTGTCAGAGCCAACCACTTGCCATGTACTCCCGTTGACGAATTCGATGTACATCTCCTGATCGTTCTGGCGCTTCCGAATGGCTTCCGGGAACGCCTCATCGATCCTCTTGCGGCCTGTGTGCGGGTTCACCGCGTTCCAGATCGCTTTCTTGGCCTGCGAGGCGAGGGGCAGCATGTACCAGTACGTCCCTTTCCTCTGGAACGCTGCTACCGCCGTCCAGTGCAAGCCCAATTCATCCTTGCCGCTGCGCCGGTGCCAGACGACCTCGCAATGCCGGCCACCGTTCTCCAAATATCGCCACGCGTCCAGCTGGTAATCGCGCGGCTTCCAGTTATTGGGCAGTTGGATTGCCGACATCGCCAAACCGCACAATCTGGATGGTGAAAGGCTCGCCGCCTTTACCGGTCAATTCCGTTTGCTGCACTGCCTTGCCATAAGCGCGGTCAATCAGGTATTGGGCTGCGGAGAGGCGGTTACGTTCGTTCTCGCCGTTCTCCATAATCTCGCCAATTACTTCCAGCGCTTTCGGCGTGCGCTGTTTGCACGCCTCGATAAGCTCCAACTCTTCGCCGGATTTCTTGGGGCGTCCAGTTGGATTGCCGGATTGTCCTTTTTTGAACGTCACTTGTTATTGCCTTGATAGCAAGTTACTTCTTCTTGCCTTTGCCCAGCACACGATCGGCCTTTTTGTCGATGCTCGCCTTCGTGCTTTCGCTGATCTTGCCCTTGTGCTCCATTTCGCTTGCACGAGCTTTTGCATTCCGCGCGTGCGATTTATCGGGCATCGGGTATTTGCGCTCGCCGGGCATGCCGAATTCGGATTTCGGCAGCTTGTTGCGGGCTTTGGCTTTGAGTTCGGCCATGGCTTATTTGCTCAGGCCACGGTCTTTCGGTGCGCGAATACCGTTCAGGCGAACCGGCTCCGGTTTTGGACCGCTAGGCGGTTTGCCGCCGTGGAAGCTGCCCGCTTTTGCGTCGCGCGATTCGCGGGCGCAGCTGGCCGCGTATTTGGGATTGCCTTCTTGACCTTTACCGAGACCGCTCATGATCACCCCGAATAAAACAGATTAAGGCGCAATGGCCCACAGTTTTAATGGTAGTGATCGAGGGGAATGAAAGCTAGAAATGAATTGTCATGACATTGGATTTCCCCAAAGGGAGAATGCCAATTGCTCGTGTATCCATCGCAGTCGCGCAGAGAACATTTGCCGCGACATGCGAAGCATTGCCGCCTTTGTTTTCTGCGGGCGAGGATCGCAGTATTCCAATTCGATCATGCGTGCTGATTCCGGAGCTAGGCGCCGGATTTCTTCACTGACGCGCTGAAGATCAGCCGGAAGGTCCCCGGCCGATGCAATGCGATGTGCAGCCCATTGCGCAAGCAGTTTGCGAATCGGAGTCGTCACGGCGGCGTCTCCTTCTGCATCAAACTGCGTTCCAGCCATTCGATGCGGCGCTTGAGAGGGTCGAGAATGGCGAAGCTGATCTTCAGTCCTCCTATCAGCCCGAGTAGTACGCCTAGGGTGAGGCAGGCTAGGGGGAGCATGGGGCCTCCGTCACGGGGATCGGATCGAGCCAATTACCGTAACCCTCCTTGGGCTCCAATTCGGTTGGTGTCACATCGAGGCTGTGCTTTTGCGGCATCGCTCGCTTGAAATCCCATGAGCGGCTATCTGGCCATACCTGCGCGAAGGCTGCGCACAGCAAGTTGTGCGGGTCATAGTCAAACTCCGAGCGCGATCTACCTTCGCGTCCCGGTCCATCCTGACGCTCACCCCACCAGTCGTAATAGCACTCGCCGCGTAGTTCTTGCGCTACCAGATCTGAAACCACAGCGGCAAATTCCTCGCGTTTTTCGGCGAAGGAGCCGAGAAGCTTATCGGCCCACCATTCGCCGGCTGCTTGGGCTGCCAATTCGATTTGTTCTTGGGTGCTCATGCTTTGTCCTTCAGTTCACGTAGAGTTTTCCAATGCCATTTGCCCTTGCGATGATGTCGGCGATGCGGGGTTGGCGCGTTCTCGATGTACCACATTGCGTCATAGACGCTCGTATAGCGGCCTAGATAGCCGCCCTCCCGTTGGTTCCGTGATTTCATGATCGGCTTCATCATCATGCGGTCTCCTTCAATGCGCGCAGCTTCGCGGCGTATTCGGCCTTCATGCGCTTCAAGTCGTCGATGGTGTAGTTGCGGGGAGTTTGGTCGGCTTCCAGGGCTTCCACAGCGGCGAGGCCGATTCGAGCGATCATTCCGGCGCGGAACTGGCCGCGAGACGTGCCGCCAGGCCGGTTGTGGCCTTTGAGCTGCTTGTGCACGTTGCGCTCGTCAAAGCGCAGGTGTGCCGCGGATCCTCGCGACAGGTAGTGGCCGGCGTCCCATTGCCCCCCGGTGATCGTGTCCTTGGTGTCGAAGAACTGGCCGCAGCAGATGCACGGCTTGTAGCGGTCACGCTCGCGGATGTAGGCGTTGAACACGCGCTGGACGTCGGCGATCCATTCACCCTTGGTCTTGAACTTCTCGAGCGCGGCCTTGGTGGCGGCACGGTCGGCGCGCACTTTTGCGGCTGCCTGCTTCGCCGCGATCTTCTTGCCATGGGCCACCGCGCAGGCCGGACTGCACACAGCCTGCATCGGCCGCTGCTGCTTGAACTTGCCCTTGCAGACGGTGCAGCGCCGCTCGCGCAAAGTGGTGCGCAGGGCGGTGGAGCGGGTGAGGGTGGTCATGCACGCACCTGTGCTTCGCGGTCGCGCGATTCCTTTTCGTCGATCGCTTGGCGCAGCCACGCAACATCCGATGGGTGGATGTAGTTGCCGGTCGCGCGACGGATTCGTTTGACCTGGTCGATTAGTTCTTCATGCGATCCGCTGATCGTCAACTTATCGAGCATCGGCCGTAGTTTCACGAGTTCGTGCGTCGGTGTCGTCGCCCACGAATGCACCTTGTCGACCACGAAGCGGATGACGCCGTACACCGAGCCGATGACGATCACTTTGTAGGCCCAGAAGGCGACAAGCACCCAGATTGCGAGTTGCGGCAGCTTCGCGATCATTTCGATGATCTGCTTGATTTCGTCCATCATGTTTCAGGTTCTCCCGTTGTTGTAGTGCGCCGAAATCAGCCCTGCTCGCCAAAGCCGGGGACGTTCTTACGGTCTGCCGTTGCGGCTTCAACGATGAAACCGATCAGCAGGATCCCGACCACTGTCCACATCACGCCATAAGC